CAAGATTCGTCGCATAGTGCTGCTTTCGTCCTTGCTTTTGCGTGGTTTTTGGAACAACTCGGCGTCCCGCAGCATTTAGTCGATATGTACGTCTTGGTCCGACGCCATTACGCCGTCCGCAGTCTTGAACCTGGGCTGTTCTCTGCGTCAATCAGCTGGTGCTTACCTAGTGGGGATCCTTTCACACTGCTGGCCAATTGCTTTATGATGCAGTGCACGATTGCTGCGAGATATGACCATGGCATTCTCCGGAGCGGCGTGTCGATTCAAAAGGGCGACGATTTCCTGGTCTCGGGTGTTCTTTCTCCGCATGCTGACCCGTTGCCTTGCTCCGATCACGTCATTATCAAGCGTGTGGATGGCGCTGTCGCCTATCATGCAGGACGTTTTTGGCTTCGTGATCATTTCGTCGCTGATCCGGTTCGCGTTCTTTGTCGACATTTTGCAAGACTGGATGATCCCACTGTACCAATCACTGAGTTGTATATGTCGTACATGTCCAGACAAACGACTCTCACGGGGGAAGACACTCGCATACTGTCGCCGGCCCTGCAATTGATGTACACGGGTTTCGACGCTGAAGCAGTGGATGTGTCCATACGAGTTTTGTCGGCATTGCGTGATGAGCGATTTTTCAAGGATACGTGTTTGCACCCCCAGAACCCGCGTCGAGTCTTCCACAATCCCGTTGATTGCGCTGGCAGCGTTGCACGTGCCTTGGGTTTACCCTATCGGCTGTTCAGGAACCAGGACCAGCGGGGCCTTGCTGACTTGTTTTCGCACTTTCACGTCCCTTTCCGTCTCGTTGACAACTTTGCTGCGACGATCGTCACTGAGCGCTGCGTACTGATCAGCCAGACCCATGTCATGTATGTCTTGCGGGGCTTGGGTGATGAGCTCAAGGGCTCAATTTCAAAACCATGTCATCCGAATCCTCAGCCATTTGCATCCCCATCAGCATGCCTTCCCACGGCACTACTGTCTACAAGTCACTCAGGCTCATCGACCGACCAGAAGTCTCCTGCCTCCGAGTCCTCTTCAAAAGCGTGGCAATTGCCCGCGTCTGGTTCGAGTTCATCATGCCCGCCGAGGGAGCCGTCCGTTTCGGTCTCGTTCCCAAAGACGCGGCAACGCTGGGGACGACTGACGGCGCCACTTCACAAGCCAACCTTCGCACGGTCGTCGGTGACAGACAGTCCCCTGCCTTCCGTTCTATCGAGTTCCCACTTGCAGGCTTCATACTCGACCTCAATGATCTCAAAGAAAGGCAACTCATCCCCGAATTCCGCATCTGGCGCATTCAAGATGGCGACCTCGACGATGAAGAGCTCTTTGCGGGCAATCTCTACTTCACCATCAAAGTCGAAGGCACCGGCACGGGGTATCTCCTCACTGGCGCTAATTAATAATCACACCAAGAACTTGCAAGCCGCATTCTCGAATCGTTTCAGTGCTCTTTCAGATAGTGTTTCTTGACACGCGACAATTGTCCGTGTTTGCCTTGCTACTACCTTCCGTGACAGTTGTCCGGAAACCCGTCTATCGTCTGTGACAATTGTCCGGACATCTTTCTGCGTTTTTCTTCATCTTCTTGTTCCTTCCGCAG